TGGAAACCATTAAAGTTGTATTTGCAATACTTATGATACAGAACGGTTCGACGGTAGAGATGGTGCCAACTGAAGGGCTTAGCGACTGTCTTAAGCAGAAACGTCTTATCACCAGACAGATAGGTGAGGAACAAGATGGTATATACATGCAGTGTAAGGAGGTGACGGCATCTCTATACGAAGACATGGGCCGATTAAAGATTAAAGAGATCTTAGAATAAACTTGTAATAAAAAGTAAACTTACTTATATTTACCCACATGGGATTACCCAAACAATTATCAGAACAACAAAAGAAATTTGCGGAGCTATTGGTTTACAATGAAGGACGTAAGACACCTACTGAATGCGCTTTGGAAGCAGGTTATGCAGAGGGCTCTGCACATGTACGGGCATCTGAACTCCGCAACGCAAACAAATACCCACTTGTCGTCAAATACATCGGAGAAATTAGAGAAGAAATACAGAAAAAATATGAAGTTACTTTTGAGAAACACATCTCAGAGCTCGGCCGTATACGTCAAGAAGCTCTTGCTAAGGGAGCTTTCTCAGCAGCTACAAATGCGGAAGTTGCGAGAGGAAAAGCAGCAGGGCTATACATCGAACAAAAAATAATCAGAACAGGTAAGCTGGAGGACATGTCCATAGAAGAGCTTGAGGCAAAAATGAAGCGAATCTATGACGAGAATGTGTCACTAATAGAAGGAGAGTATACACTTGGCAAGGAAGAGTAAATTATTTGTAGAGCATCAAGCCGGTCCAAAGAAGAGAACAGCCATTGGACAGAGCGTGCGATCAAGACCAAAGAACAAACAAAAGCGTAGAAATTTCAAACGATACAAAGGACAAGGCAAATGAAAAAGATAGACCTATCATCACCCATGCACAAGGACCTACGATCAGGTTACTTGAACTATAAAACAAAAACACTAGTGCAGGTGTTAGAAAAATTCTGTGCGTCACCAGAAGGTGCAGACGCTGGCGTTATGTTGCTGTTACCAGAAGGCAGGAACCCAATGCAAAAAGAGTTTAACATCAAAGAAATTAGATTGGTTGAGAATAAAATCGTGGGAGCACAAGAGAAATATAGGTGCATGATATTAGTAGAATGATTAAGAGTTTCATACAGACACTATGGGGCGCTCCCGATAAAGGCATTGCAGGTGAACCAGACCCAGAAGATTTAACTATCGACAATGCATATAAGACTAGATGGATATGGTATCATACAATTTTGGGTATAGAATTGTTTGTAATTATAGTGCTGTTGACAGCTATACTAGTGGTCTTAGCCATCAGATAGTTTACTGTGAAAGCAGAATCAAAACTTTGGCAAAAAGTTAAGAAACATACACCCAATATTACATGGACAAGAGTAGAGTCTTGGGCCAGTTTTGGTTTCCCTGATCTCGTTGGTTATACTGAAAAACAAGGGTTCTTTACAGTTGAGTTGAAAGTAACAAAAAGTAATAAGGTAACCTTCTCACCACACCAAATTGCGTTTCATTTTAAACACCCCACACGTACCTGGATCTTAGTCCAGGCCCACGATGCTTGCACCCCGAAACTTTATCCAGGCTCCGCGGTCCAGGAGCTTGCTGCCTGCGGCCTTGCGGGCCCACCCTCCCTTGAGCTTGAATCCTGGTCCGAGCTTGAGCGCTTGCTGCTTGTGCCTTGAGCCCTTGCGCGCTTGCGCCTGTGCCTTAGCTTGTAGCCCCAGCGTCTGGACAGCTCGTCCTGATCCCAGGTCACCGGCCCGCGGCTGTGGCGCGCGCTAGTGTTTCCCATATGCTACGTTCTTAATAGACTGGTCCCAGCACGCCCTGCACGTCTTGCATTCGTTATCCTGATCCGGTGCGGGACAGGTCCTTCCTGCTGTCACCACGGTAGAAGTAAGATGCCAGCTGCCCGGCGCCGGCGCGTCAACCTTCGTCGCGCTTAAGCGGATCGTAAGGTTACGCGGTACCCGGTCCGCCGGGACTTTAGAAAGGATACCAGCTTCACGCGTTGGAAGCCAGTGCGCCACGTCAGGGGTTAACCTGCAAACGTGGAATATTTTTAATAGATGCTTCACCGACTGGACGTCGCCGGAGTCATGCCATCTGAAGTAACGTGACTTGCGGGCGTTGATGTCCGCAGCCATGGTCCTGGCCCAGTCGGGCCGGGTGATACTAGCCAGGCGCCTGTACATTGCTTCCTTGACGTTTGGGAACCTGTAACGGCCCTTCAATGCGTAACAGCCATGACACACGCTCCCCGGGACCTTGGCCAGCTTGCTGCCGACCTTGCATTCCCAGGCTGGCAGGTTGTAAGCGTAGCCAGGCATCTTACTGGGCTTCGACAGCCCGCCAGTAATTAGTTTTCTATTTGCCGCGTTACTCATACTTCGCGTCTATGTACTTTTCTATGTATTCGTTGCAACGCTTTTTCCATTCATCGCGCTCGAAGCCTGCAAGGTGCATTTGGCGTCTTAGTTTCTCGTTTTCTTTCTCGACGTCCTTATACAGCCTTTCCCAATAGCGCTCGCGCTCTTCGGGTGTAAACCATTCTTTATATTTTTTTTCAGTCATGTTTTTACCTTTCTATTTAGACGGGGCTCGCACGTTCTAAGGGTGTGTCACCAGTCGGCCCCGCCTATTGTTTAAACAATCTCATAATATCCCATATTCATGCCCAGGGATCAAGTATTTTATTTTCTTTTTTTTCTTGACTCGTATGGGATTGTGTGATATAATTCGCGCCCTTGCGACCTTGCGGGCCCACCCTCCCCGAAGCCTGTGACCTTGCGGCCTTGCGCCTTGCGGCCCGGTCAAGCCAGTATTCGTGGACCACGCCCCGGACTTCATTTGTTTTGTGAAAAGTCATTAAGAGTGTACCGTAGTGCTATTTTAGAGATACGATACACACTCAAAAACTCACCGTACCTTATAACTCTAACGAGTTATAAGGTACATGGCATTCAGGGTCTTACAGATATAACTACCATGCCCTGATGCTTTAATTAATAAGCCAAGTTGGAGAACCACTAGCCACTACGGCTACTGTCGGTTCTTTCTCACTTTCCTCTAGCTTTATATTATTCATAGCTTGTGATAATCGTGTCTTGGTCTGTTCACTCACTATGGACAATTCCTTACCAATGTCTGTGTTTTCAAAATTCACACACTCTTTAACATTAGTCCAATACTGTTCTATATCGCCCAAGAATTTTGCTTGGTCAATGATAGAGTTCATATCAGTTATTAACTCGTACTTTGTTTTCCACAACTCTCGGTGTGCGTTTAACAATCCTGATCTAGCTTTCTCAAATTGTTTAAGCATTAGCCAATCAGTCTCGCTTTCCAACATCATACAACGACTATGGCATGAGCCAGACACCACGACTTTACGATACTTACCAAAGTCGTTCTCGCCATAATGACCGCTATGTTCAGTCCACCCATAGTTGCGACCTTCCATAAACAAAGCAAAATCCTCGCCATGTCCGTTGCTCGTAGCAACCGATTTTAAATCGTGGGATATGTCAGATTTTAATTTGTGGTAATGTGGATTTTCTTGTCTTTGTGTTTCATCATACTCAACTTTAATCGTGGCTTGGTGTCCCCTCGATTGAAAGTCTTGATGATACATAGCCAAGTATTCGTCTATGCTCATAGTGAAACTAAATTGGCTTTCACTCATGTCTGCGAATTGTGGCTTAAAGTAAAAACAACTATCCGTATCGGTAAACCTACCATAGCCACTATTAGTGCTATATCTTTGTAGCACTTTCATATCTGCTATTGGAAAGTTTTTTTCTACTGTTGGAGTGATTACTCCGTCCCATGCCATATCTCGTACCTCTCGATATTCTTGTTGAGCCAATTTTAAATCTTCCTCAACTTGCATAGGCATATTGTTATAGACAGTATGTTGCCACTCTTTTTTTAGCAACTGTCTTTTGTTTTGGTTTAGTCTGATCTTTTCCATAATTATCCTTTCTTTATTGATTTATGATTTGATCTATTGTCGTTTCTTCTTTTATCACATTTTCTGATATTGTGTCAACTAAATGTGCAAAAGCTTGTTTGTTTCTATTAAGCCAATCAGTCATACAACCGAGGCTATGAAACCTCGCATACTGTAGTTTATCCTCGTCGCTGGTGCCATAATAGAATTGAGGGTAAGAGTAGTAAGACTTAGGATAATATTTCTTACCACAATTTTTACATATTCTGGCGGTACTCATATTCCAAACCCCCAAAATAAAATTGCTCTCGTGGGGAAATAAATCCCCACGATTGCTATTGCAAGGAATTGCAACTTGTCCTCGCTCATTGGATCGCCTCGCTTGTCTCAACTTTAGCGACTCGCCCTGTTACATTAAATATATCAGTAAAGGTGCGATACCCAACGATCGTGTGTTCCTCGTTATCCATAGCTACGCATGTGATCGCAATGTCGCCTTTTTTGGTTTCCCAAATCTTTGACTTGTCGTCCCAATAGCATCTACGACTTTCAATGCGTTCTCTTTTTTTACAGTAGTGAGTGATATAGAAGTGGTCGGCTTTTTTCATAGCCGACACAACTTCTTGATAGCTAACTTCGTCATTTAGCATTTCATCAAGATATTTTTCAATCATCTTGTTCCTCACTTTCAATGTCATTTTGAACTGATTGATAATCTCGTGAACCCTCGACACATACTGTGATTGTTGGGTTGGTGTATTCATTTCCATAGAGTTCGTGAAAATGATACTTGAGACCGTCTCTTACACCATGAACCGTGATGCGTGCATCACCGTCATAGTTGTTTAAGAAAGCGATCAAGTCGTCAACTTTAATACTCATTCGCTGACCTCGCTTTCTTGTTCGTATTTTTGCCATGCCATTTCCATGTCATAATCTGCACAGTCCAAGCAGGTCTCGCCATCTTTAGCGAAATAATCCAATGTAGTAATTGAATCACATTCCTTGCATTTATACATAACATTCTACTTTCTTTTATGT